CTTCCCTGTTGTCAGTCAATGATTGCTTATATTTAAGGTCTGCCTCGAACTTTTGGGTTTCCTTTTCGAACTTGCTCTGGGCGGCTGACCGCTCTGCCCTCGCAATGATTCGCTTTGTAATCCGCTCTGCTTCTCTTTGCTGTTTGTCCGTAGACGCGAGAATCGAAGCGGAATCATAATATCGGTTGAGCCTTGCCAGCTCTTGTTTTGTTCCGTATTCGCGTAGTCGCTTCTCTGGATGCGTCATGTCGGGGCCAAGTTCATTCAGCCCGTTGCGCATAGTTTCTGCATAGGCAGCGCGATTCTTTGGCATTCCGTCATTGTAGCGAGAGTTTTTGGAAAGCCGAGCCGCGACTTTCTCCGCCTTTTTCCTTGCAACTCCATCCGATTCTCCTTTGTATTGGAACGTCTGTAGGGTTTTGAGTTGTTGTTGCGGGGTCATTGCGCGGAATTTGGCTTCACCGCCAACCCCCTTCTGAATGTCTTCATCTGAAATATGGCGGTCGCGCAGAGAGCGGATCATTGCGTGAACCCCAACGCGGGCAGTCCTATTAGCCTGCCCCGCTTCTCTTCGGACGCGGTCTTTCTCTTCTGGGGTGAAGTTGGCGAGTTCTGTTGGTGAAAACAACTCCGTATCAGGAGTTGCGCTACCAACGAGCTTCAGCGGATCAGATTGCGGCGCTCCATACGTTTCACCGGATTCTAGGGTTGTTTGAAGGGGTCGCGCCGAGTCAACAACTGCTTGCGTGCCTGCGAGACGTGCGGCAGATGCGCGTTCGACGCTCTCCTTAAAGGTCGGAACAGTCGGGAATGGAGTTCCGGTTGGAACAGGGACGACGGGTGCTTTGGGTAAACCAGTGCCAAGTCGTTCCGCTCCCTGTTCTCTGCGAAGGGCGAGAAGAACGGGGTCTATTGTCCCTTCAAGATTCCGAAGCATTCGAGCGGCATCTTTTTCTTTCAAGCGATCTTCTTCTACTCGTCGGGCAACCTCTTGGGGGATTGCTTGCCTCGGATCAATAATCCCGCTATCAATCGGCGGGACGGTTGGATACATCTGAAATGTCGGGAGCTTCTGACGGGGGGCAAAAATATCCGGCGCAATGCCTCCAAGTCCTTTCGACCCGCCATTTTTCCATTGCGTCCATAGTGTGTTTTGCGGTTGCGGTTGCTGTAGTCCGCCCTGCGCGAAGGGGTTGACCGCACCTGTTGTAGCAGTGCCAAGCGCAGGAGAAGGCGTAGGTCGGGGCGGGGTGGGGGCATCGGTTTGTGGTTCAAGAAACGGATCTTTGAGGCTGAACTTCTTCTTTCTTAGCATCTCGTCGAGGGTTCGCATTGCACCAGAGCGTTGCATGGCAGGAGTGCTACGGATGCGCTCTGCATAATCTTCGTCGGTAGCGATACGCTCGCCCATCTGTTTCGCCGCGCCTTGATCCGCAGACGAGCCAAAGGTAACACGACTGGCGAAGTCTTCATCTTCTGCAACCCGCTCTTGCTGGGCTTCATAAGCACCGGATTCAGCACTCGAAAGCCCTGACTCCCAACGCTCCCGAAAATCTTCATCGCGATCTGCTCGCTCATTTGCCTGCCTTATCCGGCTCTTCTCTGCGCTCGAACGCTTAGGCTCATATGTCCCCCCAAATAGCCCGTCATATTCTGCAATCATAACCTTTCTCCTAAAATCTTGTAAGTAACATTCCGATCTGCGCTTCCATCCCCGAAACCTTTGATTCTAGCTCGCTGATTTTCACACCATTTGCATCCGCCTTTTTGTCAGTAGAACTCGTGTCGGATTCTGGGACAAGAGCAGGAGCTTCAACTGGCGCAGGATCTTCAATCCTAGTGTTCGGCCCGCCTAAATAAGTTGGTGGTGCGTATCTTGCCATCTTTGCCTCATTCCGGTTTTGGTGTATTCGATAAAATCGTGTAATCGACCAGCCCCGACTGGTTGATATTCACGCTAACAGAGTTCACGTTGGCGGTCAAATCAGGCGAAAGAGATGATGCACCTGCCGACAACATGCCGAGGTCTTCTGCAAATTTTGCTTGAGTCTGATTCTTCCCATGCAAAATGCCATTAGTTCCGTCGTCAGAGTCATAAAAGAACATCCCATACAAAACAGGGAGGCGTTGTGGGTGCATCGTTTTGGTTGAAATTGCTGTGCGGAATAACCCGTTAGAAAGGGGCGTGTTGTTGATTGAGATGTTTTCCCCCGCAACCGGCTCCGTTACCGAGCCGCCCTCGGTCGTAAACTTTGCTTCGGATGAATTGACGGTAATGGTCGAGTCTTCCGTGAAGGCAGGGCCATTGCGCCCGATTTCGGCAACCATTGCTGGAACTATTGCGCCAGAGGCAACTGCGTACCACGGAGACGGAACCAGTTCTTTCAGAGCCGCGAGATAAAAGTCGTATAAGAAAGCCTGCGTGGCAGTGGCTCTCCCTTTGTTAATTACCTCCCAGCGCGTTGCGTTAGCGTCATACGCTATACCTTTGGCGGAAGCAAGCGTTGGAATTGTCAACGCGCCCGAAAACGTGCCATATGCGGTATATGTACCGGCTGGGGGAGCGGAGGAATAAGGAACACTAAGTTCAAAGCGGTTTGACGGCAACACCCCCCCGAGATCTGCGAAATCTGTTACAAGCCACTTGTTACCAGAGCTATGTTTTTGCCACAAAGCATATGCCCCATCTTCGGAGACATACGCTGGCTGGGCATTTGGCATTTCGTTTTCAACAAGAAGCCACTTCACCCCGTTTAGGTCTGGACTTAAAGGCGACCCGGTGCTCGCTGGGCTAAGTTTTGCCCAGTACGGATTCCCCGACGCATCAACGTATCTGAATAGATATTCTCCATCTGTATCCGCATCGCCCGATCCTGTCACAAAGATGCTGTCAGATGCAGACTGGTTCCCAGATTCAGCACCAACGCGAATTGCCCCAGTGCCAACAAGCTGAACAACCCGTTTGCTTGAAATGATTATGTCATAGGTGCCATCGCCATTATCATTCGGAGTCTTTGTCCACTCCTCACCGTGGGATTCAACGGTGTTGATGACTGGTGCGCCCGTCCATCCTGTAGCTACGTAGGTGGCAATTAACGCCGGGGCTTCGTAATAATCGCTGGGAGAGCCGCCTATATCTGCAATCAGTGAAACCTTATAATTCGTTGCGGTTCCGGTGTGCCAAAGCGCGTAGGTGTCGGATTCGTCGTAATAAACCTTCTCGCCGTTCTCTGTGAGTCCGCTATCAACCCAGTACAGGTCGTCAATCAGCGATTCACCCGTACCCTCAACACTCTTATATTCAGGGATCACATACTTCGCAGGGTTTACAACGCGCCAATAATAATCTTTTAGCGTCCGACCTCCTGCGTTTCGCTGGGTGACATCGCCCTTAAGCGAGGAATCAATTCTGAACTCTTGACGAATTGAGTTCTTCGTCTCGTTGTACGTAATCGACACACAGAACCATGTGCCTTCATACGTCCTGAATCCGAACTTGGGGTCGGTTATGCTCAAACGATTCGCTTCAAGCCACTCTACGCAGTCCTCACGCGCAACTGACGTAATGCCGTTGTAATCCAAGACCATTTCCTGCGAGCCGAGAAAATTTAAGCGAATCCGGTTTACCAGTTTCGCTTTGTCCAGACTCAAAAGAATGTCGTAGTTATAATCAGAAGAAGCGGCCATTAATCAACTCCAAGGGGTGGGATGTACGTTGAATTGTTTCGGTAGATGTTTCGAGCATTCTTAATCCCGCGCCCGTACCACTTCCGTTCTCGCTCGGGTTCAGGCTCAATGCTCCACTCGCCTCCATCTTGGAGATGAAAATCGAGTGCTGTATTGAAAATCGCCCGATATTGGCTGTCTAGCCCAGATGATGGAGCGATATATGACGTGCGCCAGACGGGAGCCGTAACGGTTATGACATAAGCATTGATTAAGTCTGTAAGACTTTCGCCTGTATTCTCATTCATCCGCCAACTGGCAATCATTGAATCGCCAAGCAAAAAACTGGACTCCACAAACTCAATCCCATCTATCGCGGATGTCGCCGTGATAGAGCGAGCTTCATCCACAGAGTCTTCTATCTCCATGGAAACCGACGAGTCACCTTCCGTGTAAACCAACTCCAACTCTGCACCATTCACGAAAACAAAGTTGCCATCCGCATTAGAGCCATAGGTGATTTCCCACGCATTTGCATCAGGGAGGGTTGCACTTGCAATGATGCCATCCGAGGTCAGCGTGAAAACGCCATCCAGAATTTTGGCATTAATGGTGGTCGATGTTCCCGCAAACGAGTCAATAATATCATTGGTCGATGAGGTCGGAACAAAGCGATTTGTTACGCTCCAATATATCGCGCCACGAGTCGCTGTATTGAACGGGGCATTAAAGAGCATTCCGGCAAACGATGCCAGTCGCTCATCAATAACATCATCAAATGAGCCGATATATTCAAGCGTTTGGTTTAGAAAAACCAGCCCGTTGATTTCTGCATACACCATATTGACTGCCTCAACAAAAGAGGACTGAAACCGTGCGGAATCATTGAGTCCAAATTTGTTGAGTTTTGTCTTATAGGCTTCATAGAGATTGATTGTGGACATAAACTCTCCCTGCTTATTATCCAACAATCGTATAGCTGTTTCCGCCAGTAATGTACCAAGACGAACTCATATATAAAAGTTCAACAGTATCGCCAACCGCATTGAATGTGATGGACGTACCGCCTGCAAGAGCGGAGGGCGTAATCGTAGTAGTTCCCGTGATGACCGTGCAGATAATCTTGATGCGCTTGTTTAGCACGGAGGGAGCTGGGAGAACTAGGAGTCCACTTGCTGTTAGTGCCGTAACAATAACCTCTTTGCTAGGGTCAAGGGTTCCGCTGGCGGTGACTATACCAACCTGTGATTGTTGGAAAATATCTGTTCCAACAAACCCGCCGTCTGCCGTACATACATTCTCTTCACTCACACTAAACCCGTCTAAATTAAATTTATTTGCCATGATATTCTCCTGTTTAACTTGACGCTACTGCCGCGCCTGTATCCGAGCGCAACCAATCTGTTCCATCGCTGAATGCCAAAATCGGCGAGCCTGCCGCGCCATCGCTGACGTAGATGATGCCGCCTGCAACTTTCGCAGGGATTGTCGCTACCGTGCAAGTCGGCACAATAAGCCCGCCAGACGCGGCTGTAGAGCCTGCAATGGCAATGTCCCCGGTGACGGTTAAGTTGTTGCTTATATCGGCACTGATGCCGTCAAGATTCCATTTATTAGCCATAACTATTCTCCAATAAAAAATGAAGGGAGAGTTTGCAGTCCTCTCCCAATCTGGTTTAGGTGATGTCGCAACCAATGACATTGCCCGGACAAGTGATGCCCGTGCCGATTTTCATCCGCAGACGAGTCCACATCTTGTCAGGGTTAGTTCCATCGTTGAAGCTCACCGTCGCAGGGTTCTGACGAATAAGGAACTTCAATCCGTTTGTGCCGTCACCAACATAAATGACTGTTCCCGCCGACAACCAAGACCACTTCTCGTAATCAATACCAGACACAACGTTCGTGGTATTAAGCGAGGTATCAACCTTGAGCGAAGATCCAGAGATTTCACGCATGGTGTCAACCTGATCAGGCGAAACAACAACCTTCACGAGCTGCTGCGGAGCCAAGTCGCCATTACCGTCGATATAAGTATCGAAGTTCAGGCGAGCAGTCGCAACTGCATCCGGTGTCAGAACGCCACCAGTATCGAGGTTCGACCACTTTCCGGCAGAGGCACGAGCATGTGGGCGGTCTGTTGAAAAACAGGCCAAGCCGTCTTCCGCGAGTGCAGACAGGTTTGTCGCATCATGCGTGGGGTTGGGATCTGCAAATCCACGATTAATCATATCCGCAAGGATGCGCTCAATCGTTTTGCTTCCAGACTGCATCAGGTTGCGGGCGTGTTGACCAATAACACCAAAGCGATCATCCTCAAGAACTTCGCGCCCAATAGCCATTGCGTTACGAAGAACGTAGGTGCTAAGGGTTTGCTTGAAGCCCATGATTTGCTTATCAACCGGAAGGTTTGCAACGTCAGAGTTGACTTGCGCCAGCCCGATGCCGTGAACCGTCTGCGAAGAAATGTTGTTCTTGTCAACATTCATGACATCAAAATACTTCGACCCCTGTACTGGGGTTTCAGCAAGTTCAAATGCCGCTTCATCAAGGGCCGCCGATACCAAATCAGCAAGACTCTCGTCGAGAAGTTGGACACCACTGCCAACATTTACGGTGCTTTTTACGCTTTCTGTATAATTCCAAGCCATAATAATCCTCCTTTATGCCGCGTCGGCATCGTCAAGACAAGCCGCCGTGAAGCGAACAAGAACACTTCCACCAAGAGCCGTAGACGGATCGGAGAAAGAACTGGTTGCGTCAGACCACGGTTGCGCCGTGTCTGCGTAATCGACAACGATTGCAATTCCGTTTGTGGTCGTATCAACAAGGGCGAACTCGTTGCTTCCAACTTCCAGAATATAGGCTACGCCTTTCTCGAAATCAGTAGGCTTATCGCCGTCTTCTGTTGAAAGTTTCACTACGGTATCCGTTGCGAACATAAGAACAGGAAGTACATCCCCGCCAGTTGTTCCGGTTTCGAGTGCCATTCCGTGACAGCTTACTGGTGTAGCCACCTCGATTGAACCCGCTGTTGACAGGCGAATCAAATCACCCGGATTAATTGCAGCTGCATCTGTATAAGCATAACGCTCTTCATATGCGCCGCCAAGTCTCACGACCTCTGGCCGCTTCGCTAATGTTAGTGCCATAATATCCTCCTAGAATATTTTAAGTTTTGCCCATTTTGGGCGATTCAGTAAGGGATTGTATCTTGTCGCCATCAGTGTCGATGGATTCCATCAGCCGCTGTTGGTGAGCACCTCTTGCCGCTTTGTTGGCAAGATAAGACTCCCTATCGGTTCGTACAACAATGTCGTTCTTGAGCGAATACCCGGTGCGTTCAAACCCCTTTGCAAGCAGCTTCTCATCTGAAATACCGGCGGTCTCGAATTTGTAATGGCATTCTGGGTCTTCTGCGTTGAGCTTCCGAAGGAGCTGGGCGCGAGAATCCTCATTAATGCTCGAAACTGACATCTTGGGCGCACGCTTCCGCTTTTGTTCGGCGGGGGCTTTGACTTCCACAGGCTCAACCACTTCTGGTTCAGGCTTTGAGTCGCGCTCCTTCAGTTCCTTTTCTACTTCTTCGGCTACCCGGCTAACTGACTTTAAGTGCCATGAAGGGGTTTTAAGTGCCTTCGCTTGCTCAACTAGCTCTGCATTGTCGATCTGCTCTTGTTTCGTCATGATTGTTTCCTCGGTTTAAATCCCATTTTCTTACGCACTTCTTCGGCAGTCATGCCGCCAAAGTCTGGAGTTCGCTTCTCGGCTTTCGGCTTTCGCTTCCCACCAATCGTTCCTCGCCCTGCTTTTACCTTTGACTCCTTTAACGCCTTTGCGACTGACACGAGAGTGTCATCGTCTAGGTTGCTAAATCCGTCTCGGGCTCGCAGAGCCTCCACTTCTTTTGCATATTTCATCTTTTCGGGATTCGTCGCACCCTCAAGTTTTTCGAACATATCGGCAATCGAAGAAAACTGGCCTTCCAGATAACTGGAAAGTTTTTCCTCTAATTGAGATTGCTTAAGGTCCATGTACTCAAGTGCGCTCGTCGGATCATCCTCGACCTTTTCCTTCCATTCTTGAGAAATTTTCTCAAGACGTTCAGCCTCTACTCCAGACTGATTTCGGGTCTGATTTTCCTCTACCTTTGCGAGCCGGGCAAGAAGTTTGTCATTCTCCTCTTGCGTTCGATGTTGCGCTTGCTTTGATTTCCGCAAGCTATGGTTCCGCTTGCTTTTAATCTCGCGTTCCTTCAACAGGGCGGCTTTTAACTCCTCCACTGTATCCGGCAGGGCAGAATCGTCATCATCAACGATTTCGTCACTAGCAGGCTCACCCTGTTCGGCAAGCAAACTCATGATATCAACTTCTTCTGTATTTTCTTCGAGTGCTTCGTTTGGCACAATGCTCTCCTTCTGTTTCTTGTTATTGGAATACCTACATTTTTGTAACTTGTCAATCTTGGTTTTACAAAAATGTAACTACTTCCCGTTTCGTGCCTCTTCAAAGAGGCGATTAACGAAGTCATACGCCCGCACAACAGCGGCATTCTCTTCGTTGCCGTGCTTTATCAGCGTCCGAATTGCTCTTGCCCTGCGGTCGCGGACTTCCTTTATAAAATTATCTGCGGGGATGGACTGCGCCCATATCTTCATGTCGCTCATATCGCACCCGTCTAAATTCCTAAATGCCATCTCTATCCTCCTAGTGCGCCCGAAAGCTCTTGCCGCTGCATCTCACCCTCGCCAACGGGGGCTTGTTGCGGAACGCCCCCCATCGGTTGCGCGGAGGGAGGGTTCGATACCCGCGCCTCAATCTGCGCTATTACCTGATCGAGAATTTCAATCCCTTGCTCGTTTTGCTCTTCGTATCCCTTCCATCGAAGTCTTTCAGCCTTATACATGGAAAGATGCTTTCGAAGATCCATTCTATCATTGACCTCGGGGTATCGCTCTTCAGGAGGAAGGCTTTCGTTGAACATTGCAAAGAGATTGGCGCGGGCATTAGATTCTGCGTCGCCTTCATTCCCTGTAATAACAAACTTTGATGTTCCCAGAATCTTCTCTGCAACAAGGTTGTGCAACCCAACCCAGTCGGTTGTCTGTGATAGTTGCGGGATTGAGCCGACGGTCTGGATGTAGTTGTTTATGCGAGTTGTTTCAACAGCGGAATCTTTTATGTCATCCATGATGTCTACAACAATATCGAAATCGCCCTCAAGATCCGTAGGGGTGATGAACACTGTCTTGTCATCCTCGTCCGTAATCCGAACAACCTGTTCAGAGAGTCCATACGCTTCCCAGTTTACTTTGTACCTATTTGCTACGAAACTAAAGAGTTGCGTCAGAATATATTCGATGTTCACAAGGTTAGGGCGTTGGGTGTTGCTTGAGATTGTGCCAGCTTCACTTGCGGATGTCCGAGCACCGAAACTCTCACCCTGCATGTTTTTGTCCAGCGATACTGCAACATTGCTATCTTCTTTGAGGTATTCAAGCAGACTCATCGACGATTGCGAAATATCGCGGATATTAAATTGGCCCATAGAGTCTTTGGATTCAAGGGTGAACCGTTGCCCAGCTCTCATCTCCCTGTCATTTGCTCCGTTAATCCCCGATACTTCGCCCGCCAATTCCCATGTAATCATTTGGTTCACTATCGCGCTGTTGTCGATGATTTGGCGGGTTATTGTTGTGGCGGCACTAAGATTTGGGCGAACAACCTCATAATCGCTGATATGGTAAAGCAAATCTGGATCGTCGGGGTTTGCGTGAAGCATTTCGATTGGAATGGCATCATCTGGCTCCTGATTCCTTTCAATTCTTGCAACAACAGCATTGGAGGCAGCGTTCCCGAACATGGTCACGCGATAGCGCAGAGGGATGTTCTTTTCTTCATCCCACTTAGCATCGGCAATGGGCGCATTTACGAACACTTCGCGCTTTAAATATTGGCCGGAACCTGTCCCGGATGCAGAAGATTGCATTCCTCTGTTGTCTTTCTTTTCATTTATATTCTCGAAGCCCGCATTTCCGTCCCATTGGGTTTGCTTTGAGATGTCTGCCATGAGATCATCCCTGTAGAAGCCAGATTCAATGCCATTAACAATATCGGACAATCCCACTATAGAGGAAACAATCACGCATTCTTGATCTTGAATGTTGCCAATGAAGGGGTCGGCCTTGACAGATTCAATGGGGAGTAGACTAAAAACAGGGCGGTTGGTGACGACTATCTCCTCGTCTACGAAATCATACCCATCAAGATTGTTTTTTTCATCAAATCTTGGTTGCCGAACGGGTCTTGTCCCGAGTTCGTGCGCCCATTCGATCATTACCGGAATATTGCCGTACTTCTTGAGTTGCGTCCACAACTCGATGCTTTTAAGATTGAACGCATCTTTCTTCATTGACCACTTCGCCAAAAGATTAAGTTTCTTTGCTTGTTGTTCAGAGTGGTCGATGTCGGCTTGAAGGCTGTCTGGATCAGAAAGGTCTTCATATTTGAACGGCATGTCTTTGGATGTTTGCACTGCATAGCCGTTTGCCGCCATTTGCGTTACTTGGCGGTGGAATTGCGTGGTTCCAATTCGGGCGCGTTCAGAATCTTCCCGTTGGTTTACGCCTAGATGGGATTGAGCCTTAACCGATCCGTTGTTGATGAATGACCGGAATGCGGCATCCATTTGGTTCCACAACCCTGTTGAGTCATCCGCCCAATCTGTCCGACTGGAAGTGAATTGCCTGTCATAGTCGCCAATCGTCGTGCGAATCTCGTCAACAATCTCTTTGTTGTCCGCAAGGTTTTCTACGCCATCGAGAAAATACGCAGGGGTTACGTCTATCTTTGCCTTTGTGGGAACAAAGTCTTTGGAATTAGCCATGTCTATTCTCCTTCTGTTGTAAATTCAATTAAATCCTCGTGGATCATGTAATCTTTTGAGTAAAGAAGGCGTTGAAGGCGGTCGTTACTCTCCGGTGCAACACAAAATGAGCCAACATCTGCATCGCTAATCTTTGTGCAATCAGGGGCAACTGAAAGAACCTCAACATAGTTTGTTTTTTCTATAAAGTTTTCCGTTCGGTAAATAACAACCTCGTCGTCTTTGCCGCGAACATGGTCGTTTACGCACTTGCGCACCTTCACATAGCCATTAATCGGGCGGAAATCGTCGCCTTCCTGAACGGCAAAGAGCAAATCTCCCTTCACAGCGGCTAGTTCTTCGCCCCGAACGCTGTAGTCGATGACCTGAAAGTGCGGAATGTGGACGCGCTGACCAGCCTCGACGAACTTGTTGCCTCCATTAGACACAACCTCACCGACCATGCTCTTGATTTGAGCCTCATCGCTAATCACAAGCCCACAGTGCGTGTCGTCTTGTGCATCACGACGGACAAGCACCCAGTTATTTATAGATTTTAGATTCATATCTGTATTTCCGTGTTCTTTTAATTACATTTTTGTAGTTTGTCAACAACAGGATTGTTTTCTTATGCCCGATCGTCCAGTCATTCTCTCTGGGCAATCGCCTTGCATTAATCTCATATCGCCCCTCGCGGTCTCCTTATCTCGTCTTCATCAACAGCACATGCCATTAGCTCATCAGCCGCCAGTTCTGCAACTTGGGCAAGGACATTGCCTGTCTTGTCTGTCCCGAATCGCGCATCAAGATTGTGAAGTGCCTTGAACACATCGTCTACTGATATGTATTGCATCGCCTCTCCTTTTAATATCCGCTCATCGGGTCTATTGGTCGGTTCGTTATCAGCTTTTCGTCAGCCTCATCCTCGTCACCAAGGCCATCATAAAACTTATTGTCTAACATTCGCGGGTTTCCTCTAAATTTTGGCTTAGCTTGTATCAAAAGTTTGCAACAATCCATCAAGTCATCGTCCTTTTTTGTTGGACTTTCCCTCGCAAACCGCGCCGTGGAGCTGGTTTTCCGATCAACCCATACCCATCTCTTTATGGTTTTGATAAAATCAGTGCAAGTATTGAAGACATATACGCGGGGAGCACCCAGCTCCTTGGTAACAAAGTGCTTTTTCTGCATATCAACAACAAACCATTCTTTCAAAATCGGTACATAATGGTCAGAATCGTAACCGCTCCCCTTTTTTAGCTTCAACCCCGCGAACCCATAAATTTTTGACAGCGGGATTCCGTCCCCCGCGCTATTCATAGAAAATGCCCGAGCATCAAAAACCGTCCACTGAAACGCCTCGCCACACTGAACCTCTTCATATTTGTTATATATTTGCTCGCTTCGCGGATTATTGTATTGGCCGATCAATCTGCGCTTATTCCCGCTCATCTCAATAACATCCTTGCAGATTTGCGTCGGAACTCGCCCCGTTCGGAGGTATTCGCGATAGATGAATAGGTCGCCTGCAGGACTCATAGCGGCGAACAGACAGTTCCCGCAAATCATTGGCCGTCCGCCTCGGCGAACTATCAACGTATGATTTGGCACGGTTACGCAATATATCCGCCCATCATAATGCCGCCTTTCGACTTTCTTATGGTCAAACCTTGATGTAACCGCTTTAAGAATTGATATATGATAAAGATCGCGTCGATTCCCCTTTTGCGATACCACCCTTACCTTTGTGGCCTTGCCAAGCAAAATACATAGACGCTGAAAATCATCGGCCAGCTCGGGGCTAACCGTGCTATAGAAATCCCCGCAATCTGTGAAGTGACCGTCGCCATCCATTAAGCCTTGGAACAAGCACTGCAACGACTCCTCCTCCCACTCCCAGACGCAACTGGGGAGCCGTTTGCCTCCCTTGTACCCCAAGCAACACTCTGAAAGCATTGAGTGCAAGGATGAAGAGCCTATCGAGTAGGTTTTTACGCCGGTTGATTTTCTTGTATATTCCCACCAGTCCCACCCCGTTGCATTAAGAACTGGCTCTAGTTTGTCTATGTGCGTTTTCTGGTGAATTCGTAGCGTTTTATTTCTGTATTTATCTGGCGAAATAGACCCGTCAGAAATAAACCATCCAAGAAGAGAGGCGTAGGCGGATCGACTACACGATAAATCCTTTTTCGATTTGCGGATTCTTGGCACAACAAATAATTTGTCTCCGTCTTTCCCGCCGATAGATTTTGGGGCGGTGGGGATAAGTGCGCTCGTCGCGACCTCATCGCATCTTGTTAATCGTATTTTGCTGGGGGTGTTCTTATGCGAAGAAGAACAGGGATAATTGACCATCATATGATTTGGCGTTACGGCAAAGTTCAGCCCCGAACACCTGTCTTCACGAACCATCATCTCCCCCGAATATCTCTCATCAATGTAGGCGGTTGGTTGCTGATATTCGATTCTTAGCTCGGCATCAACAGTTGCAACCTTATCCATATACTCCAAATTTGAGAATCGCTTCCATCCACCATCTGTAAGAACCTCTGTCTCCGAATCATAACAGGCGGCCGGGTGCTTATCTCCGTGATCCAATGCCCTGAACCGACTCCAGTGGGGCGGGATAGGAAACGGCTCGATTACGTGCTTCGTGGAATCCCACTCGTCGATAACCAATCCGCTCGCCTCATGGAACTTGCCCCGATAACGCGACAGTCCCTCGCGCTGGGCTTTGACGTTTTGCATCCGCTCCGGCTCTAGAATGTGCTTCACAAAGGCAATCAGCTTGGATTCCTCCGAATAAATCCAGTCAGGGACATCGTAGACCTCCATTTCGTACTGGGCAACCTTACGACCTTTCGTCATTTCGCCCTCAGTCATCTTGCTGATCCAGCTACCCGCACCCGTATCAGGCCGACCAGCGATCTTATGCGGGGTCAATCCAAAGTCATGCCGCCCCCTGCTAGCCGTAGTGCGCGACCGCTCATCCGCGCCGTCAAACCGCTCTTCGTCGCCTTGCTCATCCCATCCCCAGTCTTCAACTACGCTCGACTCATAACGAGCCTGTTTCTGCGTAACCGTGAAGAACCCAATGGTTGACCCGCATTCAAGAGGGATCTTTGGATCGGTGTCTTTCAGGCTTACAGTTTTTGCCCCCTTTCCCTTGTAGTCCTTCGCATAAACCCCCAATTCCTTTGTCGGTATCCAGTCCAAAAGCATCGGCAGAATTGTGCTACTGTGACTCGCCAACTCATAGGTAGACAGCCCGCAGGTCTTTGCCCCACGCCAAGGGCGATGCTTTACGCCGTATTTGCTGAATATCTCCCATGTCGGGTCGCACGGAATAAGGTTAATTAACTTCTTAATAAGCATTGTCTGGGTTTTGCCAGCGCGGTTAGGGGCAGTTAGAATGCAAACATCGTTCTCCGTGTCGTTCAAGAAGTCCAGTGCCTGCTTCCCCGACGGAGCAAAGAAGCGTAGAGGATTGGCGGTTTTCTCGCGCTCAAATTCAACCATGAGCGAGTGCGTCTTGGGATGCCCCCTAAGATAAATCATCGGATATGTGAATATCGTGCGCCCAAGGATCAAGCGATAGCGGTCAGGGTCATTGACCTTTTCCCGCAAACCAGTGTCCTCTAAATATGCTTTGTAGGTTATATCCTTCCGCCCATCCTCCGTCATGAAGGTGAAAATTATCCCCTTCAAATTCGTCAGATCGCGGTCTGCCTCGAATAATTCCCTGTCAGTCTTCTTTGCTTTTGCCATCGTCTTCCTTGGGCTTTCTTCGATTTTTCATGCTTTGACGGTTCTTTGAGCCTCTATGGAATGCAAGCTCCCAGTTATCGTCAAACTCCTCCGCACCAACGCTCACATTCCGACGCTTGCTTCCCTTGCTCATTCCACTACCTCCAAGTCTGCCTCTTCTATCACCGTCACATCGGCTTTCGAGATCCGCTCCCCCTCTATCTCCGACATCAAATGGGTTAATCGCCCCGAACTTACAGACCTATGCTTGCTCTGATTCATCGTCTGCGAGATCCCTGCCAAATTCTTCGCGATGGTGGTCAACTCTTTCGCTGTGCTGTCATTGAGCTTTTCAGGCGTGATTGCCAAAAGTGACTCGGACATCCGCGACTCTACCATCCGCGTGATAAACGCTCGCTTCCCTTCTCGTGATACGCGAACTCGGCTGTCAGGGTCAATTACCCGAAGCATCTTTCCAACGGCCTCATGAGTGATGCCCATAGCCGCCGCTATCGCTCGATGACCCAACCCCATAGCCGCAGCAGCCAGAACAACTTGTTGCCGCTTTGTCATCTTTCGCATATCAGGATATTGATCCAGCAACTCGCTATCCATCACAACATCACTAAAACGAATGTCATTCAATTCATCAAAATCAACCTTCGCAGGTACTCGCGAACGCGCATTCGACCGCGCCAACGCCGCCCGCTTCGACTCTCCCTTAGATGCCATCAGCAACCCTCCTCTTCTCGCTTTGCTACAAATCCGTCCCGCTTCAGTCGCGTCAGAACAACATACAGGCTCACACACCCCAAATCCATCCGATCAAGATGCCCGCGCTGAATGTCTTTGCGAACCTTGCTCGCCGTCGCTCCACTCGCCTCCGATATGCTCTCTACTTCGATGTTCATGCTTTGACTCCACGTAATATCAACACCGCCAATCGAATCCGCAACCGAAGAGGACATCGCCCCATCAAAACCAATGCGTCTCTCACGCGCTTCTTATTCGCTTCCCTAATTCGCGCCCCCTGCTTCTTTGCTCTCATCGCCCCCTCCTATTCGATCCGCCCCACAGCAACATCACCTAGCTCAACCATTGCTCGCCCTCTCTTCTGTCGCCCTATTCACCCATCCCTTATATCACCCAATGGGACACTTGTCCACCCCATGAACCGCTTTTATATAGGGCGATGCCTCCCTCCCCCCTCACGGCCCCGACACGGGGGTAACGCCCCCACCCCGCCCTCGCTTGGCAACGATTGCGCGATTAGAGCGGCGGTGCAATGGAACTGGCCGGCGCGGTTTGCGGTTGCGTGCCGCTCGGCTGAACCGCTGCGCGAATTGGCGGCAAGGCAGGCTTGCTGGGGATGATGCGCAGGGCGGTTTGACGGGCGGACCTGCTCGACCTGCACCGATCCGTGGCCAGTGACGCAAAGTGGGGATTCGCCGTCCCGCGCGATTAACTCAACGACAGTCAATCCGTTGATCCGCCTTGCTATCATTGCCCAATCCCTGCGCTTTACCGCGTTCGCAAAGTGGGGAATTTGCCCCCAGAATGCGTCGTTTCCCTCGTTCCGTGCTTTCTGGGGTGGATTTGTGGGGTGGTGTTGGGGTGTGCTATTATTGGTTGGGGCTGATATTTTGTGGTGGATTTGGGGTTTGGTTAAGCGTGTAACTGGTTGGGGGGTGATTTGCTGCGTGGACGGTTGTGCTTAAATCAGTTTTAGCGGTTCGAGTTTTTGAAGTCAAGCGGGGGGCGTTGACTTGGGAGGGTAAACCTATGATCGAGGCAATAATAGCGCAACGGATTAAGATGCAGATTTATTGGCGCGATCAATAGCGAGGGCAAAACGCGCAATGTGGCCGGACTTGGTATCGGCGGCGCGGACTGCATCGGCTCGATTGATTGGTTGCCCAGTGCCGCGTTGGATCGTGGCGGCTAGGAGTTCGCGGCGCAAATCCTCGAGGTTTTCGTCTTTGTCAAAAATGCAAGTGTTTGGCGGTTTGCGAAGTCCTTTGATATTCATGGCGGGAATTATAGCGAGGTTGGGGATGATTTGCAAG